ATCGGCAATTCTGTACGATCTAGACCTAAGAGTAAAAACGCAAAACGGGACTATAAAAAGTACAGAGGTCAAGGAAAGTAGATAAATATTAGAATGGCTCAAGTACAATACAACGAAGGATTTGACGATGCTCAATCCGTCAATAATAGCAAAAGAGATTCCTTTCTATATAAGGATTTAAATCTTTTCTTTTCGCCAAACCCAGTGACTAAAGATATTTCTAAAGTTACCGATGTTCAGGCAATTAAAAGAAGTGTTCGTAACTTGGTTCTGTTGAACCCTGGCGAGAAACCGTTTCATCCAGAAGTCGGAACGGGCGTTAGGGCTTCATTATTTGAAAATTTTGGTCCTATTGAATTATCTGCTTTAAGAACCAGAATAGAATACAGTATAAACAAATTTGAACCTAGAGTTACTTTACAACAAGTAGATTTTGGTCTTGTAGAAACGGCTTTAGACAATAACGCGCTGAATTGTAGAATTAGTTTTACTATTAACAACGCACCAGATAGATTGGAAGAAGTCGATCTAATGTTACAGAGAATACGATAATGGCAGCAGGAATAAACACCAAAGGCAAGATGCAGATCACGGAACTAGATTTTGATAGCATCAAGAACAATCTAAAAACATATCTGAAAGGTCAGACAGATTTTACTGACTATGACTTTGAAGGTTCGGGTATGAATATTCTGTTAGATACTCTTGCCTATAATACTCACTACAATGCGTTTCTTGCCAACATGATGGCAAACGAAATGTTCCTAGATACGGCACAAAAGAGAAATTCAGTAACCTCTCATGCCAAGTCTCTAGGTTACACCACCACATCTGTCAAGGCACCTACCGCCTATGTTAAAGTGCAAGTAAACGATGCCAGTACACCAAACGTCACGATGCCTGAAGGTTATGCTTTGACCACGACCATCAACGGCGTATCGTATCAGTTTGTCAATACGGTAGAACGGACAATTCAACCATCTTCCGGTATTTACGTTTTTGGTTCTGATGCAGGTATTCCTGTTTATGAAGGTACATGGGCCACAACACGTTTTACTGTTGATCTAAGTAATACGGATCAGAAGTTTGTTATTCCAAATGACAACGTAGATATCTCTACAATCAAGGTACAGGTACAGAATAGTTCATCAGATGTTACCACTACAAACTACTCCAAATCAACGTCCTTAGTCGATATCACGAGCACTACTACTGCGTTCTTCTACCAAGAAACAGTCAATGGCGAGTGGGAGATTTACTTTGGTGACGGTGTAGTGGGGCAGGCACTTGTAGATGGTAACATTGTCATTCTAAAGTATGTGATTACCAACGGTGATGAGGCCAATGGGGCTGTTTCTTTTGTAGCAAGTGGATCTATAAGTGGATTCTCTGATATTACAACTACAACAATGACAGGTGCTGCCGGTGGTGCATATGCCGAAAATCTAGACTCTATCAAATACAATGCCCCATTCAGTTATGCGGCACAGAACAGAACGGTGACGGCTAAAGATTATGCTGCCATTGTTCCTACTATCTATCCTAATGTTGAGTCAATCGCAGTGTGGGGTGGCGAGTATGCTGACCCGCCAGTCTACGGTAAGGTCTATATCAGTATTCGTCCCAAGGCAGGTAACACACTAACACAGTCAACTAAAAATTCTATTGTAACATCGTTAGAGGACTACAATGTTGCATCAGTAACTCCTGAGATTCTTGATCCAGAGACAACCAAAATTATTCCTACAGTAAACTTTAAGTTTAATAACACGGTTACTGCAAAGAGTAAGGAAGACTTGGCAGCATTGATTACGACTTCTATCGGCACATTCTCAGATGATAACCTAGAGAAGCATGAAGCGATATTCAGATATTCTAAGTTTACTACTATGATTGATGAAGTCGATCCATCTATTCTGTCTAACATCACTACAATCAAGATGAGCAAAACATTCTTGCCCACGACAGGCAGTGATACAAAATACACGATTAGTTTTGAGAACGCAATCTATAATCCTCATAGTGGTCACGCTGCATCTACAACAGGTACAAGTGCCGGGGGTGTTGTTTCTTCCAGTGGGTTCAAATACACTGGTGACACAAATGTTTATTACTATGAAGATGACGGTAAGGGCAACATAAACGCCTACTATATTTCTGGCACATCTAAAGTTTATAAGTCTGCCGCAGTCGGTACGATAACCTACACTACAGGTAAAATTGAGTTGAGTAATGAAAACATCGCATCAGTAGAAAACTATGACGGTGCAACACAGACACAGATTCGTATCACGGTACAACCATCTTCTAACGATATCGTGCCCGTGAGAAACCAAGTGCTTGAGATTGATACTTTGAACCTATCAGTAACAGGTACGGCAGATAGTATTGCTGCCGGCACATCAGACGGTGGAACACAATACGCTACATCCAGTTCTTATGCTACATCCAGTTCCACTACATCCGGTTCTAGTTCTTACTAATGGCAACAATTTATAGCAAAGTCTCTACTCAGGTTACAGATCAGCAACCTGATTTTGTCAAGTCAGATCATCCTGACTTTCTTGCGTTTCTAAAAGCTTATTATGAGTTTTTGGAATCGGCAGAACTCAAACTAAAAGACTTTGGTTCTGTAGACTCTATTATTTTTGAAGAGGGGTCTACAACATTTATGACCTATGAAGATGTCAACCGATATCGTACAGGTTCATCAAATAACATTCTACTGGAAGATTATGATACTGTTGGCGGCAGTCGTATCAGAAGTGTCGGTGCGTTTACTAACGGCGAGACTATTACTGGGCAAACATCAAAGGCGACTGCTACGGTTAGAACGGAAGATGTTAGTAGTGGCCAGCGTTTGTTTATCTCTGCACAGAATAAGTTTGTTTTGGGCGAACAGGTTGTTGGAGCTGATTCCGGTGCAACAGCAAACATTGTAAGTTATACTGCTAACCCAGTTCAGAATGTTATGCAACTTCTGGACTATATGGATGTTGACCAGACGATTGATGCTTTCTTTACACAGTTCAAAAAAGCATTTATGCGGACTATTCCAGACAGTCTTGCTACAGGAATCAATAAAAGAAATCTTCTAAAGAATATCAAAGACCTCTATCGTGCCAAAGGTACTAAGAAGGGTCATCAGTTATTCTTTAGAATATTGCTTAATGAAGATGCTGATCTTTACTACCCCACCAAAGATATGCTCAGGGTCTCGGATGGTAATTGGTCAGACGATACCATCCTGAGAGTCTATGCAACTAACTCTACTATTCTTATGGAAGATGCGTCTGACTCTGCTGGTGAAATCTTCATACTTATGGAAGATGGGTCACAGATTATCAATGAGGAAAATGTTTCTGGTATTGATGACCTAACAAAACTAACTGGTCAGACTATTACACAAGCTGCTGTTACAGACTTTAGTATTTTGTCTGGTGGTGCATATTTCAATCAGGGATTCAGTGTTATTGGAAAGGCGACTGCTGTAGTTGATAGTGTTTTCCAATATCAGTTATCAGGTGAAACGATTACAGAGTTTGTATTGAACCCTGGAAGTGTAGACGGTACTTTTGTTTCAGGTCACACAATATCTGGTGCTGATAATACAAACGATAACTTGACTATTAGAGCAAAGTCAGATTCTATTGTTGCATCTGCTAACACCTCTGCTTCCGATTATCAGACAAGTCAATATTTTACAACCGCCGATTCTGTTACGATAACATCTGATACAGGTAATGATGCCTCTGCATCTATTACATCGGTAACAACAGGTACGATTGAAGAAATAATTGTAGATGCCGGTGGTACTGGTTACGAGATCGGCGATCAACTAGTCGTAACGAATACAAGTGGCACAGCACTTGCCGGTGAAATCTCTATTGTCAACGGTGGTATCATTCCAGAAGATGGTACTTTGACTGGTCAGTTTAGAGTTACCCTAGAAGATGGAACAACAGGCGCACCCGGCGAGATACTATTAGAAGAATCTATTTTCACCTACGACACATCAACTGGTGTATTCAATATCGGCGAAGTGCTTACGGGTCTAACATCTGGAGCAACAGGTACAGTTATTAAAGTTCAGACAGATGTGAATAAAGTATTTTACAAAGCCGGTTCTGGAACATTTACACTTGGCGAAACACTCAAGGGTGGCACATCTTCATACAAGGCAAGAATACTAACGAACACCGTAGACAATTATGTTTCCAATGAAGATGATATTGGAATGGAGTCTACTGATAGATTTATTTTTGAAGGTGAGACTGTTAGGGGTGACACTTACGATGGTTCTGTTATCGTACAGGAACGAGCAACAGGCACAAGAGATATTACCGATGTACGAGTAACCACAATAGGTTATGGATACAGTGATCTACCCACAATCACGATCACATCATCACAAGGTACAAACGGTTCAGTAAAGGCAAAGGGTAAAGGTGTTGGTGATATCGCATCTATCAACATCATCAATCAGGGTACTCATTATTCAGACCAAGAGTCATTATTGTTTGATACCACATCTAACTTCTTGACTACTTTGATAAGTGGTGCATTTACACTAGACGAAACTGTTACAGGTTTGGCATCAGGTGCCACAGCACGATTCAAGGCTCAAGATAATGCAACCGGCATTATAAAGATGGATCAACTAAGCGCTACTCCTTTCCAAGCAAACGAAGTTATTTTGGGTGCTGGTTCTGGAAAAACTGCATTAGTAAACTCATATGTTGAAACAAATATTCCAGGCAAGGTTGGTGCCGTTGTAGATCGTAGTGGTAAGTTTGTAAACGAAGATGGGTTTATCTCAGATTCTTCTAAGAAGATTCAGGACAGTTATTACTACCAAGATTATTCTTATGTAGTAAAGACAGCAACATCAATTGCCAACTGGCGTGATGATCTTTTATCTACTGTACACCCCGGCGGTTGGGCAGTATTTGGTCAGGTAGATATTGCAAGTAGACTTTCCCAACTTGCTAACATTACATCTATCAGTTCTCTTGGTCCTGCATATAAACTTATCTGGTCTGCATTATTTGGTATGCGTTTGGGTACTACAGATCAAGTGCCTATTAACCCATCACCAATGGCAGAAGCCAATGAACCTAATAAGGATAGATTATATGATCCTGCATTGGCAGTCTCAACAGGTGCCGCATTTACTTTGTATGAAACTATCACCGGCGGAACATCAGGCGCAACAGGTAAAGTTGCGATAGAGGAAACTTCTGATGCTGGGCTTCGTATTATTACCTATGTTGCTCTTACTGGAATATTTCAAGCAACAGAGACCATTACTGGTGGCAGTTCGGGTGTAACCGCAACAGTCAATGCAGTTTATGGCTTACGAGGTAAACGAGATAGAACATTAAATCATGTGATGGATATTGAATATCAATTTGGTTTAAGAGGTGATACCAGTGGTTCAAGACCCGACTATGGTACACTAAACCGATTTATGTTCGCTGAGAGTATACAAAAAACAAGAACATCAACATACACCTTTAGGAGTCACGCAGTTTATACTGCCGGATTGCCGTTATCTACATTGAATGGTGGTATAAACAATGCGGTGACTACTATTACTGTTGCAGATGGTTCAGTTTACCCATCAGCAGGCACAATACAAATCGGCGATGAGTTGATTGACTACACAGGCAAGTCATCTAACAATCTAACAGGTTGTACAAGAGGTGCACATTCTACATCAGCAGCAAGTCACTTGACCGGAGTAAATGTTCTATCAATACGATGGGCAATGAAACAAGATGGTGTGCCTGGGTTCAGAGTACAAGATTGGGCAACCGATTACAAAGGTACAGTTCTAACAATTGGTGATATAACAGATTACCCGCAACGAAAAAACAACATCTCACCTCCAACAGAGGTTACTCTTTATAAGACCTAACGAAGTGTTATAAATAGTATAGAATAAATATTTTTAGGAAATAATGCTATGGCAGCAATCGTAACAAACAAATTTAGACACAACAATGCTCTCCAATTCTTTGAGTCATTTGGAGAAGCGTCACCATCTGTTTATTATCTCTTTGTAGGTAGACCACAACCATTTAGTTCTGGCGCAGGTGGTGGTACAGATAGTGCTCCTCCAACTCCATTGGATAATGTTGAAGATGAACTTATGTATTTCAGAGATATGCTTGCGGCCAAAAAAGTAACCTCAAGTGATGTTTCATATGTTATTCCACGACACGACTGGACAACAGGTACAGTCTATGACTATTATCGTGCTGATTATGGCGCAACAGTCAACTCCGCAACAGTAACCACAGTTGCTGGCGGCACTGATATGTTCTCCACTACTACAAAGTTCTTTGTAAGGTCTTCAGCAAGTAATGTTTACAAGTGTATGTCAAACAATGGTGGGGCAGCATCAACTACTGAACCAACAGGAACATCAACTAGTGAACTCACAACTGCTGACGGTTATGTATGGAAGTATATGTATTCACTAACCGCAACAGAGATTGGAAGTTTTCTAACGACAGACTTCATGGCAGTTCATACAGATGCCACAGTGGCAGCCGCTGCTGTTGATGGGGCAGTAAGACATTACAAGATTGCCAACGGTGGTGCTGGTTACACCAACGGCACATATTCAACACAGACACTCCGAGGTGATGGTTCATCTGGAACATTTACAGTAACCGTATCAGGTGGCGCAGTAACAGCAGTTGCTGCTGTCGGTGTAGGTTCAGGTTACACATTTGCCGACTGTAAGATTGACTCTATCTCAGGTATCGGTACTCCATCAACTTCTGCCATCGTTGTTCCCATCATCGGTCCTAAAAACGGTCATGGGGATGATGCAGTTGAAGAACTTGGTGGTTTCTATGTAATGACAAACACAACACTCAGCGGCACGGCAGGTTCTGGTGACTTTGTAGTTGACCAAGACTTTAGACGTATCGGTGTTGTTCGTGATCCATTTGACTTTGGCACAACTACTATTTGTAGTGCTGATACTCGTAGTGCTCTAAAGTCAATTACATTTAGTGGTACTCCAGGTTCATTTGTAAATGATGAAGTTATTACGGGTGGAACAACTGGGGCCAAAGGTTTGGTTGTAGACTTTGACTCAAGTACAAAGGTACTCAAATACATTCAGACACAATATACAGGTGTTGATACCAACGGTGATGAAACTGCATTTGCTGGTACTGAAACAGTAACAGGCGCCGGAGGTGCATCGGGTACTATAGCATCAGTAAACAATCCAGAGATTGATTACTATAGTGGTGACACTATCTATGTTGAGAACAGAGTACCTATCACACGGGCAAGTGACCAGACAGAAAATATTAAGCTCATAATCGAATTCTAGGAAGTATAATATGCCAGCCAAGACCAACTTTAATGTAAGTCCATACTTTGACGATTTTCAGACGACCGACGATTTTTATCGTGTATTGTTTCGTCCTGGATTTGCAGTTCAGGCAAGAGAACTAACAACACTACAAACCACTCTGCAAAATCAGATTGAACAGTTTGGTAATCATATGTTCAAAGAGGGGACTATCGTTATTCCCGGTAGTGTTGGTTACGATAGTAAATACTATGCTCTAAAGTTGCAGTCTACATTTGGTTCTGGTACAGTAGCAACTTATCTAGATCAGTATGATGGTGCCATTATTACAGGCGCCACATCTGGTGTAACGGCAAAGGTTATCGGATATGTTGTTGCAGATTCAACAACTGGTGACCCCGATACTCTGTTTGTAAAATATCAAACACCAAGTACCTCAGACAACGCAACAGCAACATTTACAGACGGTGAGAGTATTTCTGCCAATAAGGCAATCTCATCATACAGTTCTGGTGTAGTATCTGCTTCAGCTGCTGCAACAAGTGCCAACGCAACTGGTTCGGCAGTCAAAGTTCTTGCCGGTGTTTACTTTGTTCGTGGATTCATGGTACAGAATACAGAGCAGACTGTTGTTCTAGACAAATACTCAAGTACACCATCTTATCGTGTTGGTTGGAATGTTACCGAGACATTGGTAACACCCGAAACTGATTCTTCTCTATTAGACAATGCACAGGGTTCATCTAACTATGCTGCTAAAGGTGCTCATAGACTCAAGATATCACTAACCCTTGCTAAGAAAACTCTAACAGAAACAGATGACTCAAACTTTGTTGAGTTGGTTCGGGTAAATGAAGGTGTAGTTGAAAAACGAGTTAAGTTTACAGAATACAGTATTGTGCAAGATATGATTGCACGACGAACCGATGATGAGTCTGGCAACTACATTGTAAAACACTTTGATATTGAAGTAAGAGAAAACCTAGACGATGGAACTAACCGTGGCATCTACACAGCAGCAAACGGTGGTTTAGAGACTAAAGAGACTTTGGTTATCTCGCCAGGTAAAGCATACGTTGATGGTTACGAGACAGAACTACAGAATACATCATTTGTCAACTTTGACAAAGCAAGAACAACAAAGAATGTACAGAACGATACCATACCCGCAAGTCTTGGTAACTATGTTCAGGTAGATAATGTCTATGGACAGCCCGATATTAGTTTGGTTGGTTCTACTGTTGATCCATTCAAACTTGTAAAACTGTATGACCAACAAACCGCAAGTCGTGGTTCATCTTCTGGGTCACAGATTGGTTTTGCTAGATCAAGAGCCTTTGAATTCAACTCAGGTACTCAGGGTAATGTTGCTGCAATACATCATCATTATCTATTTGACATTACACTATTCCAAACACTTGTAGTCAGTAACAATAACACATTGACTGCAAAGGCTGTTATCACAGGAACATCGTCTGGTGCTACAGGTGTTGTGGTTGCCAGTATTTCAACTGCAACAACATTCCAGTTGATGCAGGTACAAGGTAACTTCATTACAGGTGAAGCATTTACTTCTAGTGTAACAACAGATACAGTTGCCGGTACGATTTCAAGTGTAACAACTAAAAACTTTGGCCGTGATGTAAAACAAATCTTTATGGATACATCAACAGGTCTAGACTACACTGCTGATGTCAACCTAACAGAAAGTCAAGAACTTGGCGGTTCTATTGATGTTACCACTACAGCAGTCACAGGGTTCAACACAGAATTTTTGACAGACTTGGTTGTTGGTGATATTGTTTCACTACCAACAGGTTCTGCCGGTGTTGAAGAAGAAAGACGAGTAACAAACATTGCAAGTAATCTTGCTTTAACATTGTCTGCTGCCGTTACTACTAACTTAACAAAGATTCCAATGAAAAGACTCCGTGGAGCCATTCAGGAGATTGAAGAAACAGTCCTAGTCTACAAGATGCCTAAGGATAATGTCAAGACACTTCTTGATAGTGGTGGTGCAACAGATACGAGTTATGTTTTCAGAAAACAGTTTACAACAACAGCAACTGGTTCCGGTGTAGCCACACTTACACTACCCGCTGGTCAGACATGGGCCGCACCAAGTGTTGCTCGTAACTACACGATGACAGTTACAGGTAGTGCTGGTGGTAGTGCTTCTGTCGGTGATGTTGTTCCGATTACAGGTACTGCTGCAGGTAGTGGCACAAATACTCTAACTATTACTGATGGCACAGTAATGGGTAACAATACTCAGGTTGAACTTATGGGTTCAATCAACATTGCCACTTCTGCTCAGCGTTCTAAGACTGCTCAGAAGATGACTCAGAAGCAGATTCAGTCTCACGTTGGTGGTGGTACAAGACAGAATGTGTATGGCGAACGATTGGGTGATGCAACGATTTCACTATCTTATGCTGACGTTTACAAACTACACGGTGTTTACGAATCAACAAGTAATGGCACAGATGCTGTTCCACCTTCATTAACAACCACAAGTGCAACAGGAACATTTACTACTGGTGAGATTATCACGGGTAGTTCTACTGGTGCAACAGGTCGTGTTATTTCAGATGCCGCATCTACACTAAAGTATGTTGTACTTGCAGGCACCTTCACGACACTAGACACAGTTACAGGCGGCACTTCTGGGTTTACTGCCAGTGTATCAGCAACTGCCGCTGGTGATAGAAATGTAACAAGTAGTTTTGACCTAGACACTGGGCAACGAGACTCATTCTATGATCTAGGCCGTATCGTCAGAAAACCAAGTGTGCCTGTACCAACAGGTCGTCTGTTGATTATCTATGATTACTTCACACACGGCACTGGTGATTACTTCTCAGTCGATTCTTACACAGGTCAGATTGACTATGATGAGATTCCTTACTACACGGCATCAAGAGTAGACCTAGAGTCTAGAGCACCTATTGGTGAATACCCATTAGCAGACTCACTAGATTTCCGTCCAAGAGTCAACGATCAGGCAACACCATCAACTTCTCCATTTGCCTTTGAGAATAAGGACTTTGAGAGTACAGGTGCTGTTGCTGGTAACTTAGTTGCCCCTGATGATAACGTCACTGCCGACTTTGATTTCTATCTTGGTCGTAATGACTTGCTCTATCTTGACCAAGAGGGTAACTTTACTATTACAAAAGGTACAGCCGCAGAAGAACCAGTTTTCCCAGCAACAGATAATATCAATATGTTGATTGGCAGATTGTTTATTCCACCTTACACGTTTAAACCAGAAGATGTTGGAGTCGAGTATCTAAACAATAGAGGATACACGATGAAAGACATTAGCAAACTGGAAACTCGTATTGCTAAACTTGAATACTCAACAACACTTGGTCTATTAGAACGTGAAACAGATTCGTTTATGATTCTAGATGGTGACGGTATGAACCGATTTAAGTCTGGGTTTGTTGTCGATAACTTCTATGGTCACAACGTAGGTAATTCATCACATAAAGATTATCATGTTTCTATGGACCCAGGCAAAGGCCATCTACGACCAGTAGGTGTACAGAGTGGCATAGACCTTATTGAAGAAGCAACATCCGATTCGTCAAGAACTGCTCTTGGTTATCAAAAGACAGGTGACATTATCACACTAACTTATACAGAAAGTGATGAGATGGTTCAACCCTATGCAAGTAGAGTAGAAAGTGTAAACCCATACTTTGTAACACAGTGGATCGGTGATCTTGTATTGGAACCAGAGACAGATGTTTGGATGGACGATGACCGTATTCCTTCTATCACGATTAACGTAGAAGGTAACTACGAACAGTTGCTCCGTGAACAGACAGAGGCAGGTGCTCTTGGTACAATTTGGAATTCTTGGAACGATGTTTGGACAGGTAACCAACGAGGTGGTTCTAGTTCACGAATCGAAAGAAACCCAAATGGTTCTGGTGATAACCGCAACCTCATTCGTAGAGTAGAATCAAGTTGGTCGTCTGTTGATGTTCGTCAGAATAGAACAGGCACAGAAACACGACTTGTAGAACGTATTGATAACATCAGTGCTGGTGATCGTGTAACCAATATTGAAATTGTACCTTGGATACGTTCACGGGATGTAAACTTCTCCGTAACTGGACTCAAACCAAATACTCGTATGTATGCTTTCTTTGATGGTGTTGATGTAAACGCAGATGTAAAGCCAACTGGCGCAAGTGCATCTGACACAACTATTTCTTCGCCATTCGCCAAGGCAGATACCACACTTACAGTATCTTCAACTACAGGGTTCCCCGATACTGGTACTTTGGGTGTTGGTGATACGACAGAAGTTGATCCATTTGGTGTTGGGTTTATCGAACAAGAACAGATGACCTACACTGGTAAGACCTCAACAACATTTACAGGTATTACTCGTAACACAGGCAATCAGTATGACGAGGCTCAGAACTGGTTGGCAACGACACCTGTAACCGACCAGACAAACGGCAACCCATTGGTAACAGATAGTGTCGGTACATTACATGGGCGTTTCAAAGTTCCGAATACTGATACAAAAAAATTCCGTATTGGTCGTAGAACATTTCGTTTGACTGATAGTGCTACTAATAGTCAGATTGTTGGGTTTGTAGAAACATCAGCCGAAAAAGAATACATGGCGATTGGTTACAAACAGACTAAACAAGAACTCATCTTTGCAACAAGAAATGCTGAAATTACACAGCGAGATGTGGTTGAAACACGACAGATTACAAGAACAGGCGGTTCAACAAACACTGGTGCTTGGTTTGACCCACTTGCTCAGAGTATCATGGTAGACCAAGAAGGTGGTATCTTTGTAACGAGTGTTGACATATTCTTCTCACATAAAGACGATACTCTACCAGTATGGGTTGAGTTACGATCTATGAAGAATGGTTACCCATCACAAGAGTTATTGCCATTATCTAGAAAGTATTTGAACCCAGCAGATGTAAGTGTAAACGTAACTGACGGAACAACACCAACGAAGTTTGTATTCCCCGGTCCTGTTTATTTGAATAACAATACAGAATATTGTATCGTTGTTGCATCTGATAGTCCTGAATACAAGATTTGGATTTCACGACTTGGTGAGATTGATATTGGTGGTAACAGAGCTATCTCCACACAACCTACACTTGGGTCACTATTCAAGTCACAGAACGCATCAACATGGACTGCTTCACAATACGAAGATATGAAGTTCACATTGCGGCGTGCCAAGTTTGATACTTCACAGAACGGTTCGTTTACAGTAGTCAACGAAGCAATGACAAAATCAGAAACTGCTCTTGGTGGTGGTAACGGGTTGATTCCAAAACTTAGTGCAAACCCATTAGAAGCAGTTAGTGGTCAGAGTAAAGTCAAGGTCAAGTTTGTCAACCACATGAACCATGCCACAAACAACAACGTGGAAATCAAAGGTGCTATTTCAGATGTTGGTAACACACTATTGAATGGTTCACTAACTGATGCCGCATCAACGATTACTTGTGACGATGTTACAAACTTCCCAACTGCTGGTACAGTCAAGATTGATAGAGAACTTATCACATACACAGGTAAGACGGGTACGACACAACTTACTGGTGCTACAAGAGGCACAGTCAATGGTGACGGCACAAACACAACTGCTGCCGCACACGACGATGACAGTATTGTGGAACTTTATATGTTTGCTGGTATTCCTCTGATTGAGATTAACAAAGTGCATACTGCTGTTGAGAACCCAGAACTAGACAGTTTCATTATCAATACAACTACTAATGCAACGACAACGACAGGTGGTGGCGGAACAAAAGTTTATGCCACTAAGAATATCTCTTATGATGTTATGCAACCTATCGTACAAACAATGGACTTGCCCAACACTGCGATAACATCTAAGTTGCAGGCTACAACAGGAACGACTGTTGGGTCAACACAAACATCATTTACCAGAACGAGCACTACAGCTGCCATTGATATTCCATTGAATGAGGACTACTACTTTGACAAACCATATCTCATTTGTTCACCAATCAATGAGACAAACGAGTTATCAAGTAATAAATCTTTCCGTTTGAATATGACACTTTCATCAACACAAGATAATGTGTCACCTGTAATTGATACTCAGAGAATGTTTGTGGTAGCAGTCAGTAATCGGTTGAACGAGATTGATAGTTCCTCTGATGTGAACACCACATTCACGAACTACAAACCAATGACAGAATCAGAAGGTGATAACAACTCCGCAATTTACATTACGAAGAAAGTTATTTTGGCAAACTCTGCAACGGCATTGAAAGTATTGTTTGATGCTGTACAGATGTCGGGTGCGGATATTCGTGTACTCTATAAGATACAACGACTTGATGCTGCTGAACCATTTGAAGATTTAGGTTGGACTAACTTCACAGGTTCAAGTGATACAGCAGACGGACTGCCAGAGACAGCAGTACCAACATCAAAGAACCGTGATGACTTTAAAGAGTACACTTATCTCGCCGGTAAGAAAACAAACGGAACGGGTGATGCCCTAGACGAGTTTAATGCTTTCGCAATCAAGATTGTGATGCAAGGAAACAATAGTGCAACACCACCAATTATTAAGGACTTTAGAGCAATATCATTAGCAACATAATATGAAGATAATTGAAGGTAGAACGGACATTGTAAAAGACCCAGTTACGGGTGCAGTTATTAATGTTGATTCAGATGCTCATAGAGCAGCAGTAGAATCATCCAAACTGAGACAACACGCCAAAGACCAGATAAATGCTAATACAAATGATATAAATAGTATAAAAGAAGAATTGTCTGATATCAAAGATATGATGAGACAATTGCTTGGGAGAACGTCAGACGATGGCCGATAGAAGTGTAGCAACAACAGATACATTAGAGACTTTTAGAAGTACTTATAATAGTACTGCAACCGATGTTGGTGATATTGGTGATCTCAATAATTCCTTTACGGGTACTCCAACTGATATAGTTGAGGCCGTCAATTCAAAAGCAACACAGGGTTTTAGTGTGGCGATGGCCGTAGCACTAGGATAATATAATAGGAAATAACAAATGGCTAACGATTTTAAATCAGCAACAGCAACAAGTTTGGCTATCGACTCCGGTACATACACAACTTTATACACCGCACCTGGCAGTAAGACTTCTATCATTCTAGAAATTGATATTGCTAATAAACACTCAGCAGATATTACTACTAGTGTTTTGATTAGTGATTCGTCTGGTAGTAATGATGCCTTTATCGTCAAAGCGGCTCCAGTGCCCATTGGTGGTGCATTGAAAGTTGTATCGGGACAAAAGATAGTAATGGAAACTGGCGATGTCTTAAAGGCAGCCGCAAGTGTAGCATCTGCTGCTGACGCAGTGGTGTCAATCTTAGAGGACGTCTAATATGTCTGGCGGATATATCGGTACAGGTGCTGCTGATAGAGACCCAGTAGTAGGCAACGATACTGTAACCACATCCAAAATTGCAGATGATGCGGTCACTGCAGCAAAGATTGCAGCTGATGCTGTTGGGGCTTCCGAGATTGCAGCTGATGCTGTTGGGGCTTCAGAACTTGCCAATGATGCAGTAGATACTAATGCTGTTGCTGACAATGCAATAACTTTAGCTAAGATGGCGGGTATTACTAGAGCTAGTATTATCGTTGGTGATGCATCTGGTGATCCTTCAGCATTAGCAAAGGGTACATCCGAACAAGTCCTTAGAGTTAATACTGCCGGTACAGATTTAGAATATGCAGACGCCGTTGGTGGTGCTGCATGGGCACTCAAGACAGGTAACTATACTGCTGTCGCCGGTGATGGTGTTATGGTAGATACATCTAGTTCTTCAATCACAATAACCTTACCGATTAGTTCAGGTCCCCCCGCTCTTGGTGACTTTGTAAGAATTCTAGATGCAACAGGTAATGCTGCTTCTAATAATATTACAGTAGCACGAAATGGAAATAATATTCAAGGTGCTGCTGCTGATTTAACCATTTCAACAAATAGGGCTGCTATCGGTCTTGTGTATGTCAATGCTACACAAGGTTGGGTGCTGATTGAGAACTAATGGCAGATTTAAAAGATATTAAAAATAAGTATCTATCATCTACTGATGGTGAAACTTTAGGTGTCACGACAAATAAAGATAGAATAGGTTTTCTTGCTAGAAAATTAGCCACCGCTCAAGGCCTGGCAGGTTATGATACTGTAAATGCCTTTAGTGATACCTATACTGATGACAGTGGAATAAACACCGGTGCTTCTTCTTATTATAGAGGAACTAATATGGTGCAGAATCCTCGTACTGGTAGTAATTATTTTGGTAACGGTGAACTTGGAACTTGTCAATTTTCAACAGGTAGTATTACACAATCTGGTCACACTAGAGATGTTGATGAGGTTCTAAGCGAGGGCGATTCAGTTTCTGGAATGTCATATGCTCTATATAATACGAGAGATAGTAATGCTGGTGGCGCCCAAGATAATAGTCCGTTACCCACATCTAGCATTTATGGAGCTAAAGTTTTAAATGATGCTAGTAGTGGCACAAGTGGCGACATGGTGGTTATGAATTTTAAAGATTTGACTATTGATGCCAGCACTACTCTCACTACGGATCATCCTTGTCGTGGACTTTTAGTTTATGTAGATGGAAATTTGACTGTGAATGGCCACCTTAGTATGACAGGTCGAGGTGGCAATGCTAACCCGACTTCTGCTGGTGGTTCAGATAATGCTGCTGTAAGTGGTACTGGATTGCGTATACCTATGTTTACTTCTGGTGGTGGTGATTCGCTATCAGCCGCTGATTTTGCAGGTACAGGAAATGCAGGAGTAGCTGCGGTGGCCAATCACCCGGCCATTTCATCTAATGGAACTATCTTTACAGTTAGTCAACTAGGTGGTGCTGGTGGGGCGGCCTTACAAGGAGTCCCATCTGGTAGCGGTAATGCCGGTAGTGCAGGAACAACAGGTGGTGCAACAATATCTACTGGCGGTGGTGGTAGTGGTTCTGTTCAACAGGGTTGGCCAACAACTGGTACATCTGGAGCAGGTGGTCAAGGTGGTGCATTTTCAGCTGGTGCTGGTGGAGGTCATACTCAATGTCGACCTGGACCTTGTAGTGCTTCTGGTGGTGACAACTATGGTGGTGCCGGTGGAAATACTGGTGCTGTTGGTGGTAGTATGAATGGATATGGTGGCAGTGGAAACTTAGAAGGTCAAGGATGGTTTGCAGATTCTGCAGCCAAACGCCCAGCCCAAGATGGTGCTCGAGGCGTTGGTGGTTTGATGTGGATTATAGTAAATGGTGATGTTACTATAGGGTCTGGTGGTACTATTGAAAGTACTGGATGTATGACTGAAGGTAATAGTTACGGTGGTGGTTCTGGTGGCGGTGCTATATTTCTATTACATTCTGGTACGTTTACTAATAATGGAAGTTTTGATGCTGGGGCAGGATCAACAGGAAGTCCAGGAGGTAATGGTGGTGCCGGTGGAAAACATAGTGCTCAAGTTTCAGCACCTGTAAATACTAATGCATTTACTCTTGTCGGTGCAGCCCAGACAGCCAAAGCTCAACCTAGTAACATCAGAATCGCAATCAACTTTGAAAAGGTAAGTGGCACCGTAACATTGAATACGGATATTGTTGCTTCTGTCAGTCGAGATGGTGGAAGTACATATTCAACTGCTACATTAGTAGATAAAGGTGACTATGCTACTGGTAAACAAGTATTGGCAGACGATGTAGATGTTTCAGGTCAGCCAGCTGGTACTTCCATAGTGTATAAAATTGTTAGTGCTAATAGTAAGCAATTTAAAATTCATGGCACTACTGTTTCTTGGAGTTAAATAGGTGGCAACTCTGGTTTCTATTGGATATGGTTTAGGAAAATATCTTACAGACGCAGACCAAGATACTGTTGGTGCTGATCTTAGTGTCATCAACAATGGTCTACTACAATTCAAAATAGCCGATTCTAAAAACTATGCTTTCTATACTATTGTAAATGGTTCTGTGGATGCTTATACAGATGAAACTGGAATAGATACTTCCACTTCAACTAATGAAACATATGATGCTACCAATGATTTGTATTCTCCCACAGGTGGTAATACAAATATGACTTTGGTATCTAATGCCTTTACGGCGGCCGCCCAATCTGGTTTTGCTAGATTTGTATTCTTTGAAGAAGATGTGGATTCCTGTACATTAAATACCGACATCAAAGCTTATGTATCGCGAGATAATGGAAGTACATTTACACAAGTTACGTTAGCTGATAAGGGTAACTATGCTAGTGGTAAAAGAGTCTTAGCTGGTTCAGTTGATATATCCGGTCAACCAGCGGGTACTGCTATGAAGTATAAAATTGAAACTTTAAATAATAAAAATTTAAAGATACATGGTGCAAATTTGAATTGGTAATGAATGATAATGAGAAGTTACTACAAGAATTAAATAAAGAAAATCCAAATGACTATCCTCAAGGTATTTGGAATGAAGTTGCTTCGTGGTGGCACAATGAAGTTCTTGATAAAAAGTTAAAAGAAGAACGATTGAAGATTTGTAATGACTGTGAGTTTTATGATTGGTCATTACGGATGTGTGATGAATGTGGTTGTTTTATGCCATTCAAAAGTCTTATAGTGAAAATGAAATGCCCTGTGGGTAAATGGTAATGAAACAAGAATCTCTTAATGATTATATTTTTACCCACCATTGTATTCCTACAGAAGTTTGTTCTAATTTAATTTCTATTTTTGACTCTATGAATAAATGGGAAAAACATTCATGGACTACACCAGCATTAACTGAAGAACCAAAATATATAATGACTCAGAATGTAGATGATGAAGAAGAATTAGAAGTATCTTGGCCTATAATGAATATTCAAGAAATGATGATACCTTATTTGAGAGAAGCTGTAGATGAGTATAGACTTAAATATGGTACTGTTCATTGCAATTTAGATTGGGAAGACACTACTAATGATGAATTGATAACTCACATCACAAGAGTTAGAATAAACAAATATTCTAAAGGGCAGTTGATGAAACCACATTTCGACCACATACATTCTATTTTTGATGGAGAACGAAAAGGAGTTCCTGTTTTGTCTTTTGTAGGAGCACTGAATGAAGAATATGAAGGTGGGATGTTTGTTATTAGAGATAAGGAAATAAAAATAAAGACAGGTGAAATTTTAATCTTCCCTTCCAATTTTCTTTATCCACACCAAGTTACTAAGATTACTATGGGCACTCGTTACAGTTTTGTAGCGTGGGGATTTTAATGAAATTATTTGAAGATGTACTCTCAGAAGAATTGTTGGATGAAATAACAACAGATATATATTCTAAATTGAATAAGGGAATATGGAATTCAAGCATATTATCTTGGCCTCAAGATGTTAAGAATCATATTACAGGAACAATTAATACAACCGATATTGAAGAACCACTAAGGGGTAAACTTCTGGCTGAGTTTGAAGAATATCATTCCTATAAGGATGAAAGTAAAGTATTTGCAATTTATTATCTAATGACTCCCAATGCTGGAATTTCTACACACACTGATAATGACGAATACATTTGGAATGCCACGATATATTTAAACGAGACTTGGAATCCAGATTGGGGTGGATTATTATTGTGGGAAGATGAAGGTCGTGATTATTTTAGAGGAGTAGTTCCCAAGAAGAATAGAATGATATTGTTTAATACTAATAAATACCATTTAGTAACACCTG